AGCAGCTTCAAGACCTGTACCTACTGGAGTATTAAATCCTGTGGCAGATGGAGATCTCTTGAACTGCTTAACATAGGCATCAACCATATATTGTGCAGGATCAGTTGCTCCACTACCATCTCCATACTGACCAATTTTTTGCATCCACAATTCCATTACATTTCTAATTACAAAATTTTGATCATTAATGATTGTTACAGTCCAAGTATCAAATGTTCTGTCTCCAGCAACTTTAAAAATACGACCCCTAAAAGGAACATCAATAGGAGCTATATTTGATGCTGGAAGAGCAGCTGCTTTACATAACATACTAAAGTTTGCTTGACCTTCTGCTGTACTATCATAATTGATCTCTGGTGGAAGAGTGGGGATAGCAACTTCAAATAGATTGGGTCTTGCACCACCACCAGATAATGCTTTTTTAAAGTCTGAAAGAGTGTGAGCCATTTTAGAATTCCTCCTTTGTAATTAATTTATGTAAATCAGACGGTTCCAGCGACTTCTTCAAACGAAACACCAGTTCTGGTTGCTACGAATGTAAGAGTTACATAATTAATTGATTTGGCAGGTTTTAAGAAAATGTCTGCTCTAAACTCATTATTATCAATAATTTCTGGAGTATTGTTGGATTCATCACATCTTACAAAGAATCCATAAAGACCTCTTTTCGCCTGAACATCACGAAGATAAGGTTCAACAACATTCACAAAATTTGCTCTAGTAATTTCATCATTTAGTTCAAAGAGTTGTGCTTGTGCAAGTCTCTCAAGAGCCTGCTCAACTGTAAGGAAGAGGCGACGAACATTAATTCTGTCAAAAGCAGATGCATAACCTAGTGCAGTCTTATCACCAAAAAGAAGGATGCCAATGCCAGGTTGATTAATAATGGCATTGATTCTTAGTGGATAAAGTTGATCTCTCTGTGCTTTATTTGGATTATATGCAAGTTTAATGGCATTATTAAGAATTCCTCTTTGCTGACCTGCAGGTGAGAACCAAGGATATGCAAAGATGCTTGTGCGAACCATTAACCCAGCAATATCACCATTACAGGGGATATATCTAAACTTATTATTAAAACGATCATAAGTATACTTATAACCACTATCAAATACTGCATAGGATGTAGATGAAAGTGGTGAGAAGAACTCAATTACATTGTCGGTCTGAGTATCAGGATTTGTTACATCTACAACATCTTGACGGTGTGGGGAAATGACTGCAATACAATCTTTTCTTTGATTTGCAACAGAGATTAGATGATTTGCTTTCGCCTGGGAATCAAACTTGTTTTGAAGTCCAGGGCCCATGATTAAGTAATCAACCGCAATTTCATCTTTATTTGAAAATAGATTATATGAAGTGATTAAATCACCAAGAGTTGCTTGCATTCCTCCTGAAATAGAGTAATCTACTCCGCCAGTGAGATTGTAAGTTACATTTCCAAGAGCACTAAAAGTTTTTCCTTGTGCTGGTTCATTCCAAAGACCTTCTGCTGTAGTTAGTTCATTGAAATCTGTACCAAAACCAACTGCTACTACATCTTCATTTGGATTTGCATCATCTGAAGGATTATCTCCAACATAAAGATAATTGGAGTAGAGTCCAATATAATTTTTCCACCAAATCTTTTGGGGAGAATTTACTGCAGAAACAGCATCAGAAGCCTTGGATAATCCAATATGCTTTTCAAGGAGATTTCCTTGAATACCAGTTACTGATCCAGTATCATCAATTACTACTACATGAATTTCATCACTCTTGGATTGTCTTTCTGCAGCATATTGACTTGTTCCTGGTTTAGGTGCAATAGATCTCCAGAAAATAGTAGTATTTGTTAGATTTAAAGTTTGTTGATCGTACCAATCTAAAAGATCATTAGATCCAGATCCAATTGTAGTTGTAGTAAGTGAAGTACCAGTATCACTAATTATGCTTACTGAATTGGTAGGTCTAAAGGATCTTAGTTGATTTCTTTGTGCATAAGTAACAGGTGTTTCTGTTCCATCAGATGCAACTAAAGATGTAATTTTAACATCAACTGTACTTGTTGCTATTCCAGTAATAATACCTTTTAGGTATCCATTGAAAACTGAAGTAGTTCCAACTCCTGCTGAAGGTACATTTACTAAAGCAGTTGTAATTCCATATCCAACTTGAGCAAATGTAGATGCAGATCCTACGGTTATGATTTGATCTGCTTTATCATCAATTACACAAACCTTAAGATTATTTGACCAAGAACCTGGAGTTTTAGCGGCAAAAATATAATTTGCAATGTCATCAGAATAGTTTGCCTCATAATCATCATAATTTTTAATTTTTAGAGCAGGTTCTCCAGCAGTTGAAACTCCAGCAGAGTTGCGGATAGCATTAGCATTTACTAACTCTGCACCATCAGTTCTTACTACTTTAAGAACACCACCATATGAAAGATATGAGGACGCGCTCATCCAATACTCATATTGTGCATCGGTGGAAATTGGTTTACCAAAAACATTTATTAGATCATTTTCTGTAGAAATATCAATGGGTTCATCTACAGGACCAATTGCAAAAGGTCCCGCAATTGCTCCAATATTATCTAGAACATTATCAGCTCTTCCTACGGTAAGGTCAACCTCGCGGATCAATACGCCGGGAGATAATTGAGGAGTCGCCATTTAATTTTTCTCCTAAGTCTCAGTTTATCTAAAAAATATTTATTAAAACGATACTTTTGACGGGGGAAATGTAGCGAAAACAGTCTACCAGTCAGGATATTCCCATTTTACCGGTTTTATTTCTTTTTTTCTTGAGGATATAACTCTCTTTTTGGTGCATTCTTTACATTCATAAGAAAATGAAGATGATACTGGTCCTCTATCTTTTCTAGTTCTATAAAATTCACCGATTAAATTTTTAGTCTGTCCACAAGATTTACATTTTCTTTCATACAAAAATAAATGGTCAAAATTTAAATGATCTTCTAAATCCATTAGAGATAATTCCACATATAAGAAAATTCTGCTTGTTTATCTCCATATTCATCAGTATACCATCTATCACCATCACTATCTACAAAAGTGCCTTCATCATTTACACCATCAACAATAAAACCAAAAGGAGACATATCTTGTTCTACTTGATTTTTTTGCTCTTCATATATTCTTTTTCGTATATCTTGATCTGTAAGTTCTTTAAAATAATCTTGTAAAATTAACCAAGAATACATTACTAAACACATAACAAGATCATCATTTCTCCCTTCTTCCGCCTCAAAGGAATTACCTTTTTGAATAAAAGTTGTAAGTTCGTTAATTATTTCAAAATCATTAAATGTAAGTTTATTATCTTCAATGAGAGTTTTTAAATTTAAACACCCAACCTTTTTAGTTGTTTTAGACATTTTTACGCCAAGTTGAACTTTTTTGCCCGAAAAACCTTGACCTAAAATCTGACCTGCTCTTCCTCTCATAGAACTCATAAGAAGATTTGAATACTCTAAATCATAATGAAGACCAGCAGCTACTTGATCACCAACATCATTAACTTCACATAGAACATATGCTTTATTATAAGATACTGCAACTTCTTTGATAATCTGAGGGAATAATATGGGTCTTATTTGATTATTTCTATATTTTGCAACTACTTTATGTGGAAATTGGGAAACATCTATTACTGCAAATGCAGAAAAGTCTTTTTCAACTCCACGAGCAACATCAACAGTAATTACATAAGTATGATCTTCTTGGGGATCTTCATAAACATCTAATCCAGCACTAGATGTTTTTGGTTGATCAAAAACTAATCTATTCAATACTGGTCCTGAAATGAGAGTATCTGATGATCCAAGAAACAAACATTCAAACTCTTGTCTCCATTGTGACTCACTTGTGTTTGCAATCGTACTTCTTTTAAATTCATCATCTCTTCCCGGAACATCTGTCCAATGAACTTCAATAGGAACATATTCGTTTTTACTTTTTTGAGCATCATCCCATAAACGATAAAAGTGATTCATACCATAGGGGGTACTAACCACAATAACTTTTGAAGATGTTCCTGAAGTAATTACCGGATATACTGAACTGAAAAAATTATCAGCAACAGTATTTGGAACGAATGCAAATTCGTCCAAGAAAATAATGTTATAAGTTCCACCTCGTATTGAAGATGCTGAAGTTGATGCTGCAGTAATCTTAGATTTATTCTCAAGTTCCATTGAACCTTTATTCCAAGATATTACCCCTTGCTGTAACCACTTTGGAAGGTTCTCATAACCAGTCTGAAGGCGATCTAGGAGATCTCTTGCAGTGGATGCTTTGTTGGCGAGAATTGCAATATTTACATTATCGTTAAAAATTGCATAGTGAAGAAGATAAGAAACTACAGTAGTACTTTTCCCAGATTGTCTAGGTAGTTTGCAGATACTAAAGCGATTATTATGAAATGTTTTAACCATTTTCTCCTGAAAAGGATACATATCAAATTTTGATAATCCATGGTCAAGAGTTACAATTTTTATATAATTTTTTGCAAAGTATACTGGATCCTTAGCACATCTAACCCATTCAAGAATCTGCTCTTCGGTAAATTCAATTTTAGTATTTGCTTTCTTAAGTAATGGATTACCAAGATAATATTCTTCTGCCATAAAAAACTATTCAATTACCACTTGACTGAATTTGACCACCAAGCCGCTGACATTTTACCTTTTGCAATATTTTTTGCATGTCTCGTTTTAAACCTTTTACGGCGATTTGCATATTTTTCAGATTCACCTTTCTTTTTTGGAGAACCCTTTACTCCAAGTTGCCCAAAACGAATAAGTTTTTCTTCTCCACCTTCACATGCCTTTACTACATGAGATTTACCAGTTTCACCAGAGCCATGTGCTTGTGCTTTGGGTTTATTACAAGGCATCTCTGCCTTATTTACTTTTTTGTCTCTGTTATTTCAACCTCTTCTTTTTTAATTTTACGCTCCGCTTGCTTTCTTTTAGCAAACTGCATATATGTTTCGCCTGGTTTTAATTTATTACTATAATCTGGTTTAGGTTCATTATCTTCACGGGCACGAAGTTTTGGACCTCTACCAGGAAGCAATTTATCTTTTTTTGGATCAGGATCCCACCAATCCCCAGATTCATCAATCTCAACCTCTTCTCCCATAGGTTTTACATAATTTTTATTTGGTCCTAATTTTCCACCACTACCACCTCTATATGCATAGATTAGAGGTTCTCCTTGTTTAAAATCTGCAACTCTATAAGTTATTACCATTGATCCGGGATAAATTTTCTGAATTTCATCAGAAATTTCAAGTCTTGAAGGAACTTTTGATTGTGGGAAAAATATTTGAATTGTATAATATTTTCCCCTCCATGATAAAGTTATAACAACATTGTTGCCAGTTTGTGCTGGCATTCTTGATGCTTCATCAATATTTTCTTTTACTGGAACACAGTTTGGAACTTCTTTTCCATTTTTTTTCTTTGTTCCAACTTGCTTATATCCTTTCCAACAAGGATTTTCTTCTTCTATAGTTCCAGACTTAATAATATCAATAAATTCCGCATAATAATTACCATTTGCATCTCTTACTATGGAACTCTCTTTTTGAGTTTCCATTTTTTTGAGTTTTGTGTAATAATCTGGAAGTTCATCTAAATGTTGAAGAGCAGTAATTCTGGCTTCATTTTTACTTGTGGTATGTTCAAATTCAACTTTTGTTCCTACTTCTAACTGCTTTTTAATTTGCTTTAAAGAAACTCCATGTTTCTTAGCAATTTCTTCTGGGGACTTGTAAGATTTAGTAGGTCCTTTTGGATCTTTTTCCTCTACCATTGGACACTCGTTCATTCCATGGACGGGGCAAGATTTTCCTTTTTTAGTATGAGTGCAAGATTCACTAACAGGTTTTCCTATACCAACTTCTGTTGGTTTAATCTTTTGTCCGGGAACTTTCATTCCTTTGGGAAGTGGTTTACATACTTTATCAGTATTACACCAATACATTCCTTTTCCACATTTCTCTTCTCCGAGAATTTTTTCAACTAAAGATACTTCTTCCTTGAATGGTAGAGATGGTCCTTTTAGTTTTGATTTAGCAACACTCGCTTCATTTGGATTGGAACTTTTAGTTAATTTATTAATTTTTTCTTGCTTTCTTGCACTTTTATGCTTTTCAACATTAATAGTTGGACTTACTTCTTCATCAACTTTTTCATCACTTTCAAGGTACTCTGCAACAGTATCAATGTAATCTGCTGCCTTTGTGATTTTTGACTGAACCCAAGCAGGAAGTTGTTGTTTACCGGACTTTATAGTCTTCCTAAGATTCTGAATTGCTTTTTCTATAGAATCTAATTCACTTCTGGCCATATAACCTTCATCATCCACTTTCTTACCAGAAGCAATTTCTTTATGGTCTTCGTGAATTTTTTTCATTTTTTCCCCGATCCAATCATCTGGTGTCTTTTTATATTTATCTTTAAAAGCATTGTGCAAATCTTTAGCAGTTATATTATGAGATTTCATAATTTTTCTCATTAAATTATCAATAGAATCATAAGAAATATCTTTTAATTTCAATAATTCATTTTTCAATTCAGTTGCTGCTTGAGTTAACATTTTTATCCCTATTTATTCTCTTCATTATTTAAATTATTTTTCAATAGTTTTGATAATTCTGCTGTAGATCCAACAAAAAGAGCATTAGTTACATTTGTGGGTCCGTTTGAAGTTTTAACTTCCTCAATATCTTTTAATTTTTTCTGCAGTTCCATCAACTTATCAGTAGCATCAGAGACATTCTTAATTAATTGTCCGACAACTTCATATGCTCTGGGTGATTCTGTTTCCTGCGCTAACTCTAAAACACTATTAATTGCTTCCTGCCCCTTTTCAATAATAGAATAAAAATTTCCTCTAGAGTATTCATAATCTTTTTTTATATCACTTATAATTGAAGATATTTCTTTTTTTTCATCTACTTTTTCAATCTCTACAGATTCAATATGATTTTCCACAATTTCACTAGTAACATTAAATACTTCATCTAATTTATCGAATTTTTTAGGCATAATTTACTCAACTAAATTCTCCACTAAAACCAAAATCATCCCCAAATTCAATCAGAGAATTATCTGCACTAGTAATTAATTTAACCTCTGTTCCCGAAACATGGTTTGAAATTGGTGTATTATAAGATCCTCTAACTACATTTAGTGTATTCCCTGATTTTTTAGAAACATATAATGTTTCATTATTTAAAACAAAGTAAGAATTTAATGGTATATTTGAAGCATCTACTACTTCAATTGCGGTTGTTCCTATTTCAATATCTTTACTTAAAGTAGTGGTTACATCTCCAGTATAATTTTTAGTTGCAGTTGCTGTTGCGGAATATGTAAGATCTCTTGTAGTTGACTGAGTATCCCCAGAAATAAATCCAAGAGAAACTTTTTGAATAATATCTTTTGATACGCCAGAAGAAACAGGTCCAAAAAGATAAATTTTTGCTGTAAACTTCAAAGTATAAATTAATGCTCTTCTTGTGGAATAATCTCCCTCATAATCATCTTCCATTGTTATATTGTCAAGAACAATCGGAATATCTCTTTTTTCTCCAATTGAATCAATTAAATTAATAGTTAAAGTGTAAGATGGTTGGAAATAAGGTAATATTTGCTCAATAATTTGAAGCATGTCGTCATTCAACTTAGTCATCACACTCAATTCAAAATCCATATTATATGGAACTGGCATATAAGTTTTTCTTATATCTGTTCCATCAGTAACTGATTTTGATAAAAATGTTTGAGTTGTTGTTAACTTTCTTGTTGAATCATAAGATAATCCAGTAAACTCAAATGACATTCTTGGTAATGTTATTTGAACTGGGGTATTTAAATTTGGTTGTTGCTCAACTCTTGCCAAAAACTTTTGAATAGGACCGTATACAAGAGGAACTTTAAGAACTGATATTACTTCATTTTGATTATTAGTTTGTCTTATTTCAATACTATTAAATAATGTTCCAAAACCAATTACCGTTTTGCGAAGAATTTCGTGATAAAAATACTCAAACATTTTTATTATCCATTTGTAATCTATTTAACAAATTAAGGAGTTCCAAAAGGATTTTCCTCACTAAAATCTAAAATTTTATTTGCTTCTTCTTGAATAGTATCATTTTGACCAAAAGCAGTATTGTCAGTATTTAAATTTCGGGTTCTTATGCTATAGTTTGCACCAGAATCATTTCCAGTAACAATTTCTCCAGGCAAAAATGTTCCTGTAGAATTTGAAACTTCCAAAATTTTTGTAGTTGAATTCCAAGATTTAACTCTTGCAGTTATACTGCTAATACTTCCAACTACAACTTCATTATATTGATATGTACCAAATCCTACCATAACATTAGGAGAACTTATTTGAATTTCTGGAACTTGTGTATAACCAAGACCAGCATTAATTAATCTTATTTGAGTTACCGATCCAGAATCATTAATTATTGCTGTTGCTTGTGCAGATTCGGTAGATACACCAACAAAAGATACTGATGGTGAATTTATATATCCAGATCCTCCATTAGTAACAGTTATTACTCCCACAATACCATCACCAATAGTTGCAAATGCTTCTGCTCCAGCACCCCCACCTCCAGTGAAAGAAATCTTAGGTGCAACTGTATATCCAAATCCTGGATTTGTTAATTCAATTCCTTGAACTCTCAATAAAGAATTATTTGGTTCACATAAATCTACAATTCCACCAATCATTGTTGCTATTCCTGTGGCAGTAGTACTTCCAAAAGGTGCTGATGAAAATGCTATTGTGGGTGGAGTCTTATATCCAGATCCTCTATTGGTAATTGTTATAAATCTAACACCACCATTAACTATTGTAGTAACTGCAGAAGCTGTAGAACCTATTCCAACAAGTTGAAGTGTTTGTGTTACTGTATATTGTGTACGATCTGTTAAATCGTCACCAGTACCATCACTATCAATTCCTTCAGGATTATCAATAAAATCTATTCCAGTATTAATAACTTCATTTTCATACCTAAACAGTTCGCATCTTAACTCATAAACATAATTTTTTCTTAATTGATAAAAAGGTTTTTCGTGTTCAACATATTTAATTTCAAATAATCTATTCCCATAAGGAAAATAAATTAAATCACCTTCTTTTGGTCTATTTGATATTTTTATATCTTCTATATTTTTTATTAGTTCAGAAATATAGGTTTCCCATCTTTCTCTAGAAACAATTAAAGTTAAATCATCTAATTCTTGAATTCCAAATTTTGATAGAATGGTTCCCTGACCACCATATCCCTCATAGGAGTCAATATATGCTTCAATAGGATATGCAAAATTAAATTGAGACTCAATAACTTCCTTTATAACAGTTTTTTCCGTTACATATTGACGAGGAAGATAATATACCTCAACACCATAAATTTTCAACTGCTCATTGATTAAATCTTGAACAAGACCTTGCTCAGTTTTTGAACCTTGAAGAAAAAATGGGTTTAGCATAAAAATTATCCTATCATATCCATGGGCGGAAGTTCATAAGTAGAAGACATTTTTTCAATTATTGCATCCAATTCTCTTTGACCATCATCAAAAAGTTGCCTTCCATTCAGTTCAACTCCGCCGGGAAGTTTTACACCTTGGAATTTAATTAAATTCTGTCCCCACTGCCTCTTAATTAATGATGTGAGATAAGGTTTTAAAAATGAATCATTCCAAACTCTAGAATAATCATTTGGATCCATCATTCTATAGCAATCTATAATTAGATATTCTCCAGGCCTTAAAGAACTCCAATCAATATCAAGGTACAATCTGTCCTGCCTCTTATTAAATCTAATTTGTTTCTGAGTGGTTAGTAGAAAATCAATATCTTCAAGGTAAGTTTTTACCATTGCATAAGTAAGAAGTTCGGTAGATCCCCAATAATAAATATCGTTTAAAAACAACTGATATTTAATACTGAACATTCCACTTGAAATTGAACTAGATCCCTCAAAATGCATTACTTTATTTACTCCAATAACATGAGGAGGAACTTGTAAATAATTACTATTCTCGTAGTAATTGAAAGTAGTTGCTGTTCCAACTATATTTGAAGTTGCTGAGGTTGAGGCAACACCAAAACCATCAATACCTTTTGCTCTACCGCGATCAATATCTTCTTGTGTTATCTGATATTTTAAATAAGTTTGATATACCCCATCAAAATGTCTTTCTTGAAATAATTGAATAGCATCATCAACTAAATCTTCAATCTGTTCTTCTGCAACATTAATTTCCAAAACTGGAGCACCCAGTTTTCTCAAACAATAATCAATTAATTCTTGTCTAGATGATGGTTGTGCCATTATAGTTTGGATACTACTTCTTGTTGTTTTAGATAAAGTTTAACATAAGATTTTGCAAAATCTTTAACAATAACAATATCGTCTATACTATCTATGTCTCTTGCTAGTTTTTCATATTCAAATAATTTATTAATATTTTCAAGAATAATTTCATTTGGATCCATTAGTCAAATTCCTCAATAAGCATTTAATTTCATCTAAATCGCACTTTATATTATCAAGATCTGTTTCTAAATTTTTTATCTTTTGATTCTCCTTTAGTTTAGACTCCCTTCTAGAAATATATTCATTATACTCTGCCATATTGGTGTTAATGATGGAATTTGTTTGAGGATCTCTGATCAGATGATCATGTCCCTTTACCTTAATGTAAGTCATATTATGCTAAAGAAATTACTCTTAAATTTTTCACTCTAGGAACATAAACTTGGTTGGTTGATGTAATAACAAACTTAATTCTATATGATCTGAATTGAGGTAGTTGATCTGCAGTAAATACATATTCTTTATATTCAAGTTCTGGTGAAGTAAACCCAACAGAATTTGATGGGGAAATAAATTTATCAGATAACCCGTTACTATCTTCAAAATTAATAATTTGACCTCTTTGATCTAAATTGTTCCATCCTGGGAATGGAGTAAAGATTGGATCAAAGTTTTGATTTTCACTAATAGCATAAAAAGCACGAATATCTGAATATAGATTGATATGTGCATCAAGTATAATCTTAATTGAAGATGCAGCATTTTCTAAAGTAATTTCTTTTGAAATATACTGGAATGCTGATGGATCTTCATCAATTGTATCCACTCTTGAGTCAGTTGCATAATCTTCAATTACACTATTAACTCTATTTGAAGTTAGTATTGAACTAATTCTTTGAGTATCAAGAACTGGAGAAAGTCTTGTATCAGTTGTTCCAAGAGTTAGTCTCATATTCATTGATTTATTACCAGGTAAATTAGATAATTTATTATCTTCATTTACCTTTGATGCAATGATTCTTGTACTATCAAGATAGTTTGGTGCATTAATAGTAATAGGTTCAAATCCAACATCAGTGAATGCTATTTCATTTCCACTCAAACTCTGTCCAGTAATTGTTCTAACTTCGGCACTCAATGAAGTTCCTTGTACTGTCAGATTTTGAATAAGTGGAGTAATAATTTCGAATGGCATATTTTGTGTTGCTCTAATATTATATCCACCTGCCGATTTTGTTTGATTTGCATAAAGAACTGGATATCCATTATCAAAAGATCTATCAATTCCATTACTTGACATATCAAGTTTAATATGATATGAATCAAAAGTTAATGAATCTGGGATTGTGACATCATTCAAATCATGTGTCTTATTAATTCTATTTAAAGAAACTCCATTTAGTTCATACTTATAAACAGGTGTTCCAACTGGATAAGTTTTCGGTGAAGATCCTCTGACAATATTTCCACCAATGACACCAGGAGAAACCTCAGTGTACTCAATAATTTCATCACCAATAAGTAAATATCCAGGATTTGTTGTTCCAACACCAACATTTTCAAATATGGAGAAAGCACTAGAGTTATCTACAGATATGGAACTAGTGGAATCTACTGGAAGTTGAACACTTAGTTTTGTTGGTTTAATATCAGATTGTGCTTTATAAATTGTAACCAGGTTGTCATTAAAATACATTCCATGATTTCTATGATCTACCCTTATTAGCAACCCATTAGATTCTTCAATAATTTCATCAACTAAAACACCAGTTCCATTGAGATAAGTTGTAATACCCAAATTATTCACAAATTTTATTGTATTTGCAACACCAACAACAAAATCTCCCTGAACATTATCTACAATAATTTGATTAATATTTGAAATTGATGGTAATGAAAATCTTGCACCTCTTCCAACATTTACAGAACCAATGCTAGTAATACCAAGAACATCGCCAACTTGATAACCACTTCCTCCGGATATGATAGTTGCAGAAATTGGAACTCCATTATTAATGGTTATATTTGCAAGTGCATCTCTACCATTACCGGTGATTGCTTGAAGGGGAACACCAGAAAATGTAGCAATTCCTGATGATGGAGTATATCCAATACCAGCATTGATAATGTTTAAAGATCCTGTTGCAATTCCAGCATTTCCTACATAATTTCCAGAAGCATTAGTACCATCTTGTAAAATAGTATTTCCAATGGTTAAATTGGAATCATTAATGGTTGATGCTAAACTAATTCTAACCTTTTTAGAATTAAAGTTTAGAGAGTTTGGCATCAGTTTCGCAATTTGATTATTACCCTCAGTTAGTTGGGGGTTATAGAACTCGACTGTTCCAGATTCAATAAAATCTGCTCTGTAAAGAGTAAATTTAAGGTCTTCCCATTGACTTGCTTCCCAAGTAGAAGCATTTTGTGACTTAAATAAAGATCCAAGATATGGTTGGTTAGAAATAAATGTTTGAGTTAGTAAATCATTTTCACCAATTCTTGAGATATAAACACTATACTTTGTTGAGTTTGATGCTAANCAAATACANTATTCTTTNCCACCTTCAAGATAAATTGGTGCTTTAAATACCACNGGAGTTGCAATTGAACCATCNCCNGATGTTTGGANTTGATTTGGTTCAAGTATAATTTCNGANAATGGAATAACATGTTGTGTTGGAAATCCATTTTCCATAGANCTTAATTGGAAAGTCACTGGAATATCCATNTCATCTTTAGATCTGAAGAAAACATCACATCTAGTTAAGAATAACCCAACTTCATCATCAACTAAGAATGATTGTGCAAGTGGATCATACCAACCAACGATTCCTCTTCTTGTTGTCTGTGAAATTACTCTACTATTAACCAATTGACTTCCAGTTGTTCTAGAAAGTGCTCGTTCTTCAAATTCCTGCTTATTTTCAATTCTAGCATTTCTTACTGAAATAATATTTTCCTGAACCGTTTCCAAAGTTCCACTAGAAGAGAAAATTTCTTCTGCGATTGTTGATGCAAGATCTTGGTTGTTTAAATTATCATTGGTAAAATTCAATACCTTGGTTCCTGCTTCAAATCTTGGGTGAATATTACTATTCGGATTTGGTATGTAGAAACTTCCAATTAAAGTTGCAGATAAATCGGAAATAAGTCTTACATTTGTAATTGTTGCTTGAGCACCACTAATACTCCCAATAAGAGTCATTCCTGATTCTACCCATCCACTGAATAGTCCTTGTGGTTCATTTGATAGTGAAAAAGTATCAATATTTAAAATATCAGAAGTTGATGAATAAGTTGCTGATAATACCTGATTTGTATATGGATTTTCTGGGAATGTGGTATTTGGTGAGTTGTAAGGCCCTTCTTTGTGATTTGATTGTGCAACTCTAAATGAAATTCTTGGTGTTTCATCTACTAAATTAGGGCCCAAACCAATTTGATTTACTACACCAGTTACAGTTTCCCCAACTTCAAATACACCAGAAATCATACTAATTTCTAATAATTTGGGAATACAATATTTGGTTACATCAACGCCATCAAAAAATGTATAAAGTTGAGTTAATGGCTTTACTTTTTTGGTAATGAACTGAATATTGCGAGATCTCATAAAGGGAACAATGTTCCTACTTACTACCCTATCGCCAACTGAAGTTTGATCAAATTGTTCAGTAACTACGGTTCTAACTCCAGTTCTGGTTGATATGCCAGTGTCTCTCACTTCTCGGAAAGTATCCTGGACAGTGCTATCAGTAACTGTCCCCCAAGTTGCTATTCCGAAAGGAGGTCTTACTTCATTACTTGTGGTTCTAGTTCTAGTAGTTTCTGCAATCTCTTGTCCAGTCCAATTGTCAATCCAGGAATTCCAAACAGTTGGAGCAAATCCAGTCTGAGGATCTACATTTAGTGTTCTTGCTGCATTAGCAAGAGTTTCTGCATAATTTCCTTCAGTGTCAATAATTTTTGCTTCAAGTCTTACAGTATCAACCCAAGTAT